ACTTGAGCGTTTTTATTTTCGCTTAAGTGCATCAGGCGCTCATGCTGAACGTGCGGCCCGTGACTCATTGACCAGAGCAATCCGAAGTCTGTATGACGTGGCTTTTTACGCTGATGATCTGGATGCACTTAACGAACTTTCCGAGCTGATCTGTGCCGCAGAATGCGGGGAACATATTGAACCGTATAAGCTGGGGAATATCGCATGAGTATATTTATCTCATGGCTTGTTCTGATTATTTCGGTGGCCTGCGCTATTGGGATTATGCGAATTATTCATTCAGTAAAAAAGATTGAGCGTTTTTTCACTGAAGAATAACAGCACAAATAAAACACACGATTAAATAAGAAAACATGAAAACAATCCGCACTCGCGGAGGTATCCATATATATAAACACGAGGTTAGCATGCTCAGGACAAATCAAAAAATACTGAAGGATGCATATTTTGACAGGGGGCGAGATCTCGCAAAGCTTTGCGCCGCACTAAAAGAAATCAGTCAGTATTTCACTGATATTGAAGATGATATAGCTAACAAAGGTGCCAGTATTACATTAGCGAACAGAGCACATTTTATGGGCTTTAATGTTTTCACAGCCATAAGAACATTAAAAGAACAAAAAGAAGAAATAGAAAAGCTCAAATACAGACATAAAGCCAAGAGGGTGTAATGGCAATTAAGCATTTTCCTGTCGTTCGCTTCACCTCCAGAGACCGCGAATACGAGGTCGACGAACGACTGATTACCACTATCGACAAACATCGTTCGGAAAAGGATGCACATCACATCTATCTCACTGACGGCACTTACTTCTGCGCCACGAATGTGGTGCGGGTGAACCTTATCCGACAGGTACAGGAGTCACGCAGATGACCATTCTGGACTACATCGCTACCCATCCGGGTTGTAGCGGCGGAGAAATCGCCGCAGCACTGAATACCCCAACCACAGCCATCAATGCTGAGTTACGCCGACTCTGGCGCGGCGGCTTAGTCATCAGAACAAACCGCAGCACAGGTGGTCGCGCTCGCAAAGCAGGAGGCCAGGCTTCTTACCACGTAAACCCGATGCCGTTCGGGTGTAGCAATCCACTTACTCACATGTTTAACCTGCTACTGAAGGAAGCCAGAGCATGAGCGCCATCAACCACCAGGAATTACGCGAACTGGCGACTGACCTGCAACGAATGGCAACGCATCAAAAATTACTGGCGTTTCGCGCAATGCTCTCGCCATCTGCCGTGCTGGCACTGCTGGATGAGCTGGAGCACGCCAGAACCATGGCTCCTGCCATTCGTCTGACGCTCCATCATGAAATCAAGGATTTTTGCGCGACGCTGGAGTCACCAGGTGAATCAGAAACGCCGGAAGCAATGCAGCAGGAGCTGCTGCAACGCATCGACAACGTTTTCGATTTTTTCCTTAACCAGTAAAGGACCGCGATATGAACAAAAAGACCTGGTTTCGCGCATACATGTGGGCGCTGGTATGCGTCCTCGTCTCTCTCATTCTGTATGCAGGACTACTCCCCCGAATGATTTCATCAGACAGCTCCTTCCTGGTATTGCTGGGAATTTTCATTGCCATGCTGTACCCGGCAGGCGTTGTTCGCCTTTTCAGTAAGTACATCAAGGAAATCAAACAATGAAGAAATTCAGACTCTTTCAGATTCTCCCGCTTTTTGCCGCCATCCTGCTGGTTGGTTGCGATCGCGTTGAGCCAGGTAATGTGGGCATCAAAGTCAACAAACTGGGCGACGACAAAGGCGTCGGTGAAGTGGTTGGCGTTGGCCGCTACTGGACAGGCTGGAATACAGAGGTTTACATCTTCCCGACCTTCAAACAAATGAAGAGTTACGATGAGCCGTTCAACTTCCAGATGAGTGACGGCACAACCATCGGCTATCACATCGGCGTGGCCTACAAAGTTGATCCATCCAAAGTTACCACGGTGTTTCAGACCTACCGCAAAGGCGTGGACGACATTACCGACACTGACCTGCGCCAGAAGATCGCCGATGCACTCAACCGACTGGCCAGCAAAATGACCACCGATAAGTTTATCGACGGTGGTAAGTCTGAACTGCTGGATTCAGCACTTAAAGATATTCAGGAAGAGATGACCCCCATCGGTATTCAGGTCATGAGCCTCTCTTATGTCGGTAAACCGGAATATCCGCCAACCGTTATCGACAGCATTAACGCCAAAGTCACGGCAAACCAGAAAACCCTGCAACGCGAACAGGAAGTCAAGCAGCGCGAAGCAGAAGCCAACATGTTGCGCGCAGAAGCTGCCGGACAGGCCGATGCCATTCGCACAAAAGCCCAGGCTGAAGCCGACGCCATTCGTTTACGCGGCGAAGCTCTGCGCCAGAATCCCGGCGTTATGGAGCTGGAAGCAATCAACAAATGGAACGGCACGCTGCCGCAATACATGACCAGTAACACCGCTGTTCCGTTCGTTCCCGTGAAGTAATGACACCCGGCCAGTGCAAACCGCTGGCCGGAGCAGTATCAGGATTTTTTAGTATGCCGTTCTCACAAAAAAACCGCTTGCCATGCCGCAATCAGTCAGGTTACATTTTCGCTGCACCTCATAAAACGGGTGCCGGGTTTCGCAGCCTGCTGACAACCAAAGCGCACAACCGCGCCAGCGGTTTTTTTGTGCGTACTGTATTGCCACGTTTTTTTCGCGTCAGAATTATGGCGGGGCGTACGGGGCCGACTTCGGTCGGGCCGGGTTCTTTGGTTGCCGGTACTGCGAACCCCGTACGTCTCGCCACCCACAGTTTCGCAGCTCTGGATGGTGAGTTTTCAAAACTTACAACCAAAGAGGCCACACCATGGCAAACCGCAAACAGCACCGCGCTATCGCGGAGCGTCGTCACATCCAGACTGAAATCAACCGCAGACTTTCCCGCGCATTCCGCGTCGCTAAAATCATGCACATCAATATGCTGCATGAGCGTAGCTGCGAACTTTCAAACCTCTACTCATCCGCTGTTTTCAGTTATCTGGCGGATGATCTGCGCGAGCTTCAGCAGCTCATCCAGCAGCAAAACAAACTCCATTAATTCCTGTTCCGGGCCTTTCCTGCACCTTGCGGCAGGAGGCCTTCGCACATCTGTAACAAGAGGATTGCCGCAATGATTCTCGCCAACGACTTTCTTGAATACCTGCTCAACACAGAGCGTGATCTTGCCGTTCGCGTGCGTGAACGTTATGACATGTACCTGAAATCCCTGCCTGTACCGCAGCTCGCTGACGGAAAGATTGTTATTGATGGTCGCTACATGATTGACAGCCACGAGGGAAATTACAGGCTTTACCGCATTGAAGGTGGCACTCCGTCCGTTATTGGCATTTACCAGCGCCCATCCTCTGCAATCGTCGATGTGATTGCCGACAGCATCCGCATCACACATCGCTATGCCGACACAGAAGACACCGTGCTGGAAATTCAGCGGCTGGCTGCCGTTTGCCGTGACACCCTGAACGGTATGACGCAGTAAATCAGTATGACGACAGAGTACATCAGGGACTGGCAACAACCGCGCCACGCAGTGGGGCGTGAAGGAACGGGGATCCCCGCACCTGAATCCGCGCTTTCCTCCTGGCTGGATGCCTACCAGGCAGAGAACGAGCGCCGACAGGAAAAGGCTGATGCGGCGTTCTCTGCCACGCCACTGGGCAACCTGATTAATAAAAGCCTGGACGCACAGGAAAAACAGGACAAAACCATCACGCTGGCAGGAGACGCCAGAAGACAGGCACGCGGCGCGGTGGATGAAGCCATGGCCTCGCTGCGCCTGCTGCCGTCCTATCTGCGCGATCCGCTTATTCGCCACCTCTCCTTCCTGCGCAAAAAACAGGAAGTCGATCGCCGGAAAGGCAAAAAGAGCTGGCAGGCAGAACGCTATGCACGCGGAACCCTGCGCAAAATATTCGAACGTCTGGATCGCACTGACGGACACTGGCTGACACCGGGTTATCGCTCCCTTGCCGGACGCGAACGCCTGGACGATTTGCTTTACCTGCCGCAGCTCAACAAACACCAGATACAGACGCTGGCCACCATGACGGCGGCGATGTTCAGCAGCACCTTCGAAAAACTCTGCGATGGCTTTGGTGCGACTGATGGCGAGCTGACCATGGATGTAACGCTGAAGGCGTATCAGATGCTGGCCCGCATGGCGTTACACCTGCACGCCATGCCTCCGCATTATGACGCACTGACAACAGACAAAGGCCGGAGGAACGAACCAGACACGGAGCTGCTGCCGGGCGCAATCCTTCGCCTGACCTGTGCGGAATGGTGGAAACGCAAACTGTGGCTGTTACGTTGCGAGTGGAGAGAAGAACAACTCCGCGCCGCCTGTCTGGTTTCCAGAAAAACATCGCCCTATCTGAGCCAGGATGCGTTAAGCGAGTTTCGCGCACAGCGCGAGAAAACACGCGATTTCCTGAAAAGTTTCATGCTGGAAAACGAAGACGGGTTCACGATTGATCTTGAGACAGTGTATTACGCGGGAGTAAGTAACCCGGTTCACCGTAAGGCAGAAATGATGGCCACCATGAAGGGGCTGGAACTTCTGGCCGAAGCCCGTGGCGACAGAGCGGTGTTTCTGACTGTCACCTGCCCGTCAAAATACCACGCAACAACGGAGAACGGTCATCCGAATCCCAAATGGAACGGGGCCACTATGCGCGACTCCAGCGATTACCTGGTTAACTCGTTTTTTGCGGCGGTCCGCAAGAAACTGAACCGCGACGGCCTGCGCTGGTATGGCATCCGCACGGTGGAGCCTCACCATGACGGCACCGTGCACTGGCATATGATGGTCTTTGCTCATCCGGAAGAAATCGACACCATTGTGTCCCACACCCGCGATATTGCCATTCAGGAAGATCGTCACGAGCTGGGTGATGATATTACCCCACGCTTTAAGGCAGAGTACGTCGACGGCTCAAAAGGCACACCGACCAGCTACATCGCCACCTACATCGGAAAGAACCTGGACAGCCGCGCCGTGGATGGTATCGACCCGAAAACGGGCAAGCCACGCGTTGACCACGAAACCGGAAAATCAATGGCCGAGAGCGTGGAGCGCGCCATC